GCTGGTACTGCTTGGGGACAATCAGGGGATTGCCCTGGACACGTCACATGGATTGGTGGTGGGACAGCATGTTCTGATAACTATGTAACTGATCCTAACTCGCCACCAGATTAATAAGGATAAAAATGGCATCTAAAAACGTAAAAGAGCATATTAAAGCTTTATATGACTTAGTTCAAGCTCATGAAAAAAGACTAAGGGAGATGAACTTTCAGGCTAATTATAAAAAGATATTCAAGAAGAAGCTCCAATATTACCAACAGAGGATATCGTATCGCGGACTACACTTAGCTTTATGCGTAGATACACGCGATCCACTAAAACAGAACAGAGTTAGATATTTCAGTCCAATCTTGCATAATGGCTTAATGTTTAGCCAAAAAGCTCTATTTGATGGGCAGCCTGGCGAGAGCCAAGTTACTAAATTAGAGGCTTTAGATTGGGCGTGGCCTGTTTCCTCAATGGGTGGTTTTGACGATACTGGATTAAATTGGGTTCCACCTCCAGGGTCAATGTTATGTTTAATGTTTCTGCATGGCTCCCCACAAATGGTATTTTACTTAGGTAGCACTTGGTACAGAGATAAGGGACCAATCCAGCACGACAATTGGAACTATCACATCCAAGAATATTACAAGATTTGGGAAGGACACCGTAATGGTTACATGGTAGGCGCAAACGATGAATCACAGGTTTACCCACACAACAACACTGATAATTACCAAGGTTACGATGTAGACACACAAACAGATGTGGAGTTCTCCCCCGACTCGGTTACTAAAACTACCTGGCCACATCAATACAGTATTTCCAGTCCAGAAAAACACCGCGTTATCATGGACGACGGTGATCCAAAGTGTAATAGAAGATGGAAGAGATTAGAAGTAATTTCAAGTATGGGTAATCTTTTATTAATGAAAGATGACCCATATCATCCATGTGGTGAATGGCTAAATCCACAATGTTTTATTTCTTATGTTGACGTAGTGCCAAAAATTTGCGCTGTGTCGATGACAATTTATACTGATCCTCTCAACAATATAATAAAATTTGTTCCAACCGATGTACCTTATACTTGTCCGCAAGGTCCAGAAAACTGTAATACAATTCCAGAAACTCCAAGTTTAACAGTAGACCAAGAATATGTTGGGACTGGCACTTTCTCCTTTCCGTCAGGTGGCGTGACAGGCGTTGGATACGGTGGCGCTCGCATCCCTGTCGTGGTAGGGAGAGAAGATTGGTGTCCACCAAAGACGCCATTTCCTGACGTTATTCTACCAGAAATACCGAAAGATTGTTTACATGGCATTATCGACGGTCTAACCGACTTTTGTTTCAAATTTAACAACTATGGTAAGAACAAATATCAAAAACACAGACACGATTGTTACCCATATTATTGTCAAGATTGCGGGTTAAATCAGTCGGGCATTCAAGTTCGTTCTCGTTCAGGGGCCACTATAGTATTTGATGATTCTGTGGAGGAGCCAAGGGAAAAGCCAGAATGGGAACGAACTTTGAAGCCTTTCGATTATGACGGTTGCACAGGTAATTTCCGTGGTAGAACTTACTGGCGTTCCGCAACAGGTCATTATATCGAAATGGTTGACTATGAAGACCAACCACACTTACGAAGTAAACGCAATGGTATTAACATCGTTACTGCTTGTGGTAATCAAATTTGTTTGAATGATGAAACACTGCCAGGCTGTGTTGCTGGGCCATTGCGCGGAATTCACATGAAAAGTACAGCCAATCATACTTTTGATATGGTTGACGAACTTAATAAACAATGCAGTGCTGACCGTAATGGTTGTTCTAAGACTGGTCCTTACGCAAAGAAAGCGTTCGTAAGACTTCGAAGTGGTTACGGAATAACGGTAACATTATGCGATTTCCATGACCAGACGAAGACTGACCAGCAGTATTTCCAGATTATGTCGCCTCAAAAGGATAATCTTATTCGTGGCCCACACGTTCTTCATATGCAAGAACGCCCACATGGGCCAGGACAAATCTTCCTGCGTGCAGGTGGAGATTATATCGTTTACTCTTACGACAAATTCGTGGAAGTCGTGGGAGAAGAGAAGGATAATCCATCCGACAAAATGGAGTTTATTTCTCGCCATAAGTTAGTGAGCGTTAAAGACGTTTATTATAATCGTGCTGGCACTCATGTATTTTGGGCTGACGACTATATATTCTTACTGGCTGGAAAGGATTGCGAGCCACAAAGCCCTGTTGGACAGGGGCAACCTTGTGTGTATCCAGTTGTAGTCGCTTTCCAACAAATTCCTGAGTATGTCTCTGCTGTTACAGGACTTAAGGCAAGCGAACATGTGTTTGCTTCCGCACTACATGAGCCAGAGCCGTGTGAAGGAATAGCCAGCGATACTTGAGGAATAGATGAGATATAAAGGCATAGCTTATCCGCTCGTTAAACATCCGCAAGGATATTTTCACAATGCTGCTAACGATGTGGCTCAAATAAAGTCTAATCTTGCAGCAATTATACTTACGGAGCCAAATGATAGGATATTTATTCCTTTTTTTGGCGTGGGATTAAGAAAGGTTAATTTCAATGCGCCTATAGAAATAGTCAGAAGCGAAATTAAGGTCAAAATAGCAGTGGCTATTAAGAAATGGGAACAGCGAATTCAAGTTGAAGATATTGTTGTGGACTTGGCCAGAAATGAAGAAAATAAATTTATAATTAAAGTTACTGTTTTGTTTATTGATCCTCTTAACGTCAATAATATTGAAAGCTTAGTAGTTTATAAATCTCTTGGAGGAATTGATGGCAGAAATATGCCCTTTTGATGTAACACCATTGGCCGTGCCTAGATTTATAAATAATTTACCTGTTTATAGTGTAAATTATACTAATCAGGATTTTCCATCCATCAGAGTGCGCACGTTGGAGTTGTTGAAAAACAACTTTGGCAATGAATTTAATGATATAAATGAGTCATCATTGGCAGTCATGCTTGTCGAATGTTGGGCAGCAATGGCTGACATGTTATCTTTCAAGATAGACCAACTGGCCAATGAACTTTATATTGATACTGTTACAGAACTAGAAAATGCTTTCAGACTAGCCAAACTGGTAGGTTACAAACCAACACCACCATTACCAGCAAAGTCTATGTTTTTTGCTAAAATAAATACAGTGTACTCAAAAGACCTTATAATAAAGACTCCAATATTAATCAATCTGGATGGATTAGGTTTTGATATAGCATATGAACTATTTGCATCCGATGGTGAAAATAACCCAATTTTTGGTGCAGATATCATTATTCCTGCTGGTGCCATGTTTACAGAGGCAGTTGTTGGTTTGGAAGGCATGTCGAGACAGACCACTTTCACCAGCACAGGCAAAGCAAACCAAATATTTACATTGCCTTTTGAGAATGTATTTTTAGGTTCAATTAAAGTGATTGTTAACAACTTGGCATGGAACGAAGTTGAGCATTTTACAGAATCGAAAGCTAAAGCAGAATATATTATTGAATGCGATGCATATTACAAGCCTTCTATCATATTCGGTGATAACAGAACGGGGCTTGTGCCACCAATTGACTCCAACGTTACAGTAAGTTTTCGTTTGCCTAACCGAGTCACAACAGAAATTATTAGTGGTGCTTTTGACACAAAAGTTTTCGGTGGCATACCTGGAATCACTGACCATGTAATCATTAATGTTAAGAACTATACAAAAAGCGAATATGGATATCCAGGCGACTCTATAAATGATATTAGAAAAAAGTTACCTGCATATTTGCGCTCGCAGAACCGCGCGGTTACAGGCGCGGATTACAAATACATTACAGACAGTTTTACAACACCACATGATGGCATGATTGGCAAATCCAACATAGTTTTAAGAAGTCATGGATGTGCGGCTAACGTAATAGATGTAATTATACTGGCGCAAACTGGAGACTATAGACTCGTAAAGGCTAATGATAATCTGAAAGCCAGTTTGCTTGAGATGATAAATAACAAAAAAATATTTACTGATTATGTATGTATCAAAGATGGTGAGGTAATTTACACTGACATAAATGTTAATGTTTATCTGAACAAGAACATGAAGAAATTTGAGACAGAAATTAGAAACAAAATAATCGAGAAGTTAGAACAATATTTTGACTTAAATAATTGGGAGTTTGGACAACCTCTGAAAGAGAAAGACATTGTAAAAAGTTTAGCCACTATCAAGGAGGCGAAACAATTTGACATTGGATTTGTCACCAACCAACCAACGCATGATAAAGTTTCAGAGAACATAGTTGTTGCAAAGCATAATGAAATTATAAGACCAGATAATTTAAATATAAATTTCACATACGAAAAATGAGGTTCGTTATGAAATATGTAAGAAGTATAGATCATCCAAAAACAGACGATACAGTAGGTTTTCTATTAGAAACCTACAATGATGATGGTCTATTGAAAAATCCATATACTTTAGAACAAATTTACATATATCGAATAGAAAGACGAACAACAGGCAATGACCGATTTATAGAGTTTAAAAAATGGCATCCAGAAATAGAGAACGAACACGCAGCCCTGGCGTCACAACAGAATGCGGATACCAGCAGGTTGCTTAAGCTTAAAAAAACTGCTACGGATAATAAAATTTCTTATTCAGAAGCTAAAATTGTGTTAGAAACAACAAATCCATTGTGGCAACGAGAAGGTAAAAGTTTAGTTTTCAACATCACAGACGACAATAAAAAGGAAATTGAAGGCAAGTTTTTGTTCTTGTGGCAGCCAAAAGGAATGCGAGAAGGAAGTTACCTGATACAGTGGCATTGGAAAAATACAAAAAACGGGAAACTAAACTCTGCACAGAAGTTGTTTACACTTTATCCAGCGTTGGAAAAAATAAACAGCATTTATAGAAACTTCGTACCAAGGCAGAAATATAACTTCCTTTTCGACAAGTATATTCCGCCGATGTATCGCACTCAAACAACCATGACGGATATTACTCCTGAAGTGCTTGTGAAGTTTAACAAATCAATCGCTCAGTTTTTGTTAGAGTTAGATGATTTGGCCGTAGGATTAATTGACCTAATCAGTCCTACGTTTATACCAGAGGGTTTCTTGCCAGCTTTAGCAAACTTTTTCAATCTACAATTAAGGTCTGATAATGTTGCTGCATGGCGCAACCAGATTAAACACGCAATGCTTTTGTACAAAAAGAAAGGGACAAAACAAGGATTATCGGAAGCTTTAGATCAAGCTGGAATTAAATTGCTGAAATTAACCAATTTGTGGCAAGTAATCTCGCCGTGTACATGGACAGATGGCTTCGTAATTAATGCAGATATGCAGCAAGGCACAACACTAGGTCACTTAAGTAGAAAACCAGTAGACAAAACAATAGAAGTTTCAATTAAGTCAGTAGAAACAGATGAATACTTTATTTTGCCAAACAATATAATAAGTTTACAAGAAATGTCAATTCCAGAACCACAAATAGCGGTTATATGGTTGGGTGACTCGCATTCAGAACCAATTAACTTGTTCAAGGGTGACGTTGTAAGAGTAAAATACAAGTACAATAAAATGCCAGAAAGTTTAAAGGAAATAGAAAACTACATTCAAACTTTACCGCTAGCAGACCAAAGAGATGAGACAAAGGTTAAATACCCATTGAAAAATTGGAATGTGAAATTGATTGAAGAAGATGATCCTTTATTCGACTTGCTGATTCCAGAAAGACATTCTTTCCATAATCCAGTCACTTTCGGTAAGATTAGGACTACGTTCCTATACAGTGAAAAAGCTTTTAATATGGACACATATAACGGTAGTCTATATAACTCTAATAATCCATGCGACATGGACAAAGACTTTGTAGACCCGTGTAGTGGTGGGCAAAGCAGTAAGTTCAACGTTCACCTTGAATTTGACCAAGCGAGTGATGAAAAAATAGAAGAGGCGAAAGAAATCATAGAAGATTATTCTCCGTTTCATGCGGTGTTACACAATATGAAAATAAGCAGCAAGACCACTGAATTCATAATTCCGCCTACAGAAAAAGTAAAGAGTAAAGTAAAGAATAAAAACTCAAATATAAGTGAAAATGTTAGTTGTTCTGAAGCTATCTATTGTCAAATAAAATACAAGGATGGTAAAGTAGAACATGGGAGATTAATCTAGGAGAAATTATTATGGATGTAATTAAACTAAAAGGTTTTATAGAAGCAAAAATAACACATAAAAACACTGATAGGATAGACGTAATCAAGTTTAACAATAGTGTTTTGACTGGCGGTAAAACATACTTGGCAAGATGTTTATTGGAGGAACCAACGAAACTTCATGTCGCTCACATGTTGTTTGGCGACGGTGGTACAACGAATGGTAATCCAAAGGAAGTATCCCCTTTTCAAGATAAGCTTTTTGGAGTAACAAGAATCAAAAAGCCAGTAATTGCTCAAGTTGACCATGAAATGCCAACGCAAGTTATTTTTAGCGTAATTGTTACCGACAATGAAGGTAATGATTTCCCCTTAAATGAAATGGGATTAGAATTATCTGATGGTACTCTTTTCAATCTTTCAACTTTTGCTGATTTGAATAAAACAGATCAAATGGAGATTGCCTGGAGTTGGTTTGTTTGTTTCGTTTAATAGTATGACTAATTTATATAAATACAAACCCTTAAAATTTGGGTTTATAGTATTGTGTCCAAATTTAAATTTGGGCCATTTGACCAACACAATTAGCTCTATAAATATATATTTTCCAGAAGCTAAAACTGTTATTATTTTGCCTAGCAACTGTAAAAAAGAAGACTTAGATACAGCGTCTAGTTTCAAGAAGAGTTACAAAGGTGGTAAAACAACAGCCGCAATGATTAACGCTGGTATGACGCACACCCTCTGTAACGAATGGAACTTTATACTCTTCTCAAAAGGCTGGGTCAGGAACAGATTAGACATTAAGTATTCTTATTTCGTGGAAAATGAACAAGACATTCTATTTCCGATCATCAACCGCAATCTCACTTTCGCTTATTCAGACATGAACGGACTCTTTATTCACAAAAAATCTTTTCAAGACATTGGCGACTTCCCCGATATGGACCCATTAGATTCAAGCAAAATAATTTGGGCGAGTAACGCAATACAAAAAGGATACAGGTTCAAGGGAATCATAGGTGGCAAGGTGTTTTAAATCCGCTAACGTGGTCAATTTAAGATTTGGATACTTATTATAGAAACGATCAAGCAAACCATTTTCTTGCAAAAAAGAATACATTGAACGTTCCATTCTCGCATGATGTTTGTGATGTTCACCATTATTTGATATTATTGCCAGGTTATCTAACTTGTTGTTTAACTTATTCCCATCAACATGATGCACCACCAATTTTTCGCTCCATTCCTTATTTTTCAGCATGAATAATTTTTTTGCTTCATGGAGATGCAAAAGTTCTTTTGTTTTAATTATTCTACAATATTTAAATTTGCCATACGAAACAGATATTTTTTCTCCATCTATTTCACTAATAAAAATTTGTTCATTTTTTCTTCTAATACAGCCGCACGATCTAATATGTTTTATTTTTAGTCGAACCAGGCTACTTTTTACCTCATTGCCACAATCACAATTCAAAACAAACCAAGTACCCTTATATTTTGGATGATGGTAAATTTCTTTAACTGTCAGCCTATCAAATTTTTTTCCGATATATTCTTCTGCAATTACTTTATCTTTATTCCTCCTTCTAGTTTTTATCATTTTTTCTATTTGAGCTTCATTTTTTATTGATAAAAGGCACCCACATGATTTAATTTTACCAGATTTCAATTGGTCATAACGAATTACTTTTTTACTTCCGCACTCACAAAGGCAATAAACATACCTTCTATTCTCTTCAGTCAGAACCTCTTCAATAATCTCTAATTTATTATATTTTTTACCAATGGGCAACAAGCGTTTTTGATAAGGCATTTAAATTTCTCCATATATAAAACTCCATCTGTTGTTGTGTTTATGCTTACCATCATTTACTTCTGTTAAATAAAAAAACAATGCATCCCACCCAGCAAACATAAACTCTGGTGGTATAAAACCGAAATACCATAATGGTATATATGTAATATTGTCTAAATTTGTCACTAATAATGTAGGTTTTTTTGCATTATTACTATTAATGATTTCATGATGGGTTCCAGTGGTTGGAATCTTATAAGGAAGGTAAGCAATTAATAAATCGCTTCTATCAACAAGAGACAAATCTTTGCGCACAAAGTTTTTTGCAATACGAACTATTGTCTCCACATCTTTATTTTTTTGTGCCTCGGTTAATGTCGGCACCCATTGTTGTTTGGGGTCTGCAAAAGGATCAAAAATCTGTAAGCCAAATTTTTGGGTGAGGATATCTTTAGGCTTGTCTCGCCAGTTAGATTCATCACCAAACTGGATTGGACCAGATAAATAAACTCTCTTGTCAGCAAGTGGTTTGTTTGCAAGTGGTTTGTTTGCAATCATTGTAACCTCCGAAACTATAATAAATAACCAGGAGAAAATAAAATGTCAAGTAATGAAGAGTTTTTCGAGAAGATTGATAAGGTTTTGGAACGCGCACCTGAAAACCGACACAGTTTCTACCAGTTGAAGTATTTCGTACTAGGCAAAGAGCCTACCACACAAGCACAATTATGGCAATGTCTAAAAGAGCTTCAATCAAGAAAAGAAACCATCGAGACACTAGCCCTTCAAATCGAAGATACTAAGGACGAAATCGAACTAATCAAAATAGATCACGAAAAGTTCTATTCCGATACCGATTTAACTTATCTAAACACAAAATTAAACGAAATTTGCAAGCGTGAACAGACAATAAAATCAAGGAGACTAAAAAGGAAGGTAGAATCCCTTTTAAATAACATAGATAAGATGCAAAAAAAGCTAGAATTTGAAATTCAGGAAGCGAAGTTCTTTCTTCAGGCATTTGAAGCTTTAGAGAAGGTAGAAGAACTAAAAGATTACGATGACCATGAAGCACAACAGGAATTTTGGGAAGCGAAAATTTCAGAAGAAATTAATTTGCGAATTTTAACCAAACAGCCATTGCCATCGGACTTACTTAGAACGGCATTATCTCTACATGAAAAGTCTGGGGTTAAGGCGCAAGTTATCAATCTTTTAGAAGGCTGTAAAGCTCAAATACAAGTTGCATGTGAAAAGGAGAATAATGTCCGAAAACAAATTAACAATAAATAAGAGTTCAACGCCAGGCCATTTATCCGTTTTCCCGAAAGCAAAAGACACCCCGTTTAACCTACATTATGCGACAAATAAAGCTCAGGATACGCTTAGATATACACTGTCTGTTAATGGCAAATACATAGTCTTGAATGATGCAAGCAGTTTCCCGAATAGTGGCATAATTAAAATTACACCATCTAATTCAGATACATTGCTTGGAATTAATGAAGTGGTTTTCTATGGTAAAAAAATTGGGGATCAGTTGCATTTGTTACATAGAGGCTACAGCGGCACCTCTACACATACATGGCCAACAGGGAGTAAAGTTACTTGTCCATTAATGGCCGAACACCATAATGCAATTAAAGACGCCATCATCCAGATTGAAAAGAAAATAGGATTAAAAGAACATCCAAGTGACGACTCGATTAATGGAATTTTGAACTACCTGGAAAACAAATGGCTAGCACCAAAACCAGTGTTTAGAGGCTATCCTCGAATGGGTGCAGCACCATTAATCGTAACATTTCACAATTTTTCAACAGGCTATGGCGGCAGGTATTTGTGGGACTTTGGAGACGGAGAAACAAGCAATCAAGAAAATCCTATTCACACCTATTCGACCGAAGGTAAATTTACAGTGCGATTAACCATGACTTCCGTTAACCAAGGGCAAGGTTTAACAGAAAAAACTGACTATATAGAGATAAATAATAATCAACTCCCTTCTTTCTTTTATGTAACTCCACTTCAGGGCAGCACAGATACTGAGTTCTCTTTTGTAGACCAAAGTGATGGGGATATAGTTGAAAGACACTGGTTTTTTGGAGATGGGGTAGATATCACAGTAACTAACCCAAATATTCATAGTGTTACTCACAAATATAGCAAAAAAGGCAGTTATACACCATCTCTGATACTTAGATTGTCGGATAACAAAATTAAGAAGGTCGTATTACCAGAAGGAATAGACATAGTATGATGAAACTACCCCAAGGCAGTTATTATCCAGAATCCTTAGACAACGATGAAAATTTGTACTTGGTGCATGATGCATTAAGAGTACCATTAGGGTTCGACTACCATCCTGGTAGCAGCATGATATTGGCTGACGGCGACATTAGTAAATTCCCAGCATCTGGAATCATAACCTTAGTCGAGCAGCACAATTCCCCAAAGGAAAGAGCCGTTTCTCTGTATTATGGTGCAAGAACTAACAGAGAATTCACCAACTTGGAGTTATTGCCAGACTCCATTGATTGTATGAAGCCTAAAAAAATCACAATGATAACTCTTCAGGCAATGGCAAATCACAGGGAAGCATTAAAAGAAGCTATCTTGGCTATAGAAAAATTCTTAGGCCCAAAACATTCGGTTGAGAGTGAACCCAAGATTGGAACCATATTTGGAAGATTAAACTTCATGAAAAAGATTTTATTCTCTCCTAAGGCGTGGTTCGAAGCAGATAGATCAATAGGCGCGGCACCATTTACAACAAAATTTGTTTTTACTGGCTCTGGTAATGTAGGACCAGTTGGTGATGTTACATACGAATGGAAATTCAATGATGAAGAAATAACAACATTTGAACCAGTGGTTGAAAAAATATTCCTTAGCCCTGGAAATTATACTGTCTCACTTACTGTTAAAAACTATTATGGAGAAGATACAGTTACTTTTGTCGATATGGTCAAAATCAAAGGTCAAGCTCCTGACCAAGCCAGCATAAAATTCTTGCCATTCGAGAACCAAATCCACCTTGATGATATTATCCCTAAAATCCGTACTCCAGTTAACCAGCCTGTCTTAATTGAAATTCCACAAAAATCTGTTGAAAATAATAAGAAAACTTTTGCTGGTGAACTCATCGACCCAAAAACAAACAAAGCAACAGATGCTGTTACAAGTTATACCTGGACCCTAAGCGATGACCTACCACACGCCAATGCCCATAAAACAAAGGCGCTTTTCACAGTCGGAGGCTTTCACGATTTGGTAGTGCGGACAGATACTGACTTAGGTGCTTACAGAATAACGACTTACGAAAATGCCATAGATGTTGTGGAGCCGACAAACCTATGGATTTGGGGCAATGAGAACAAGCAAAGAGTTAGGTCTTATGAGTTTGGTTTAGTAAGTGAGGTATTGAAAACTTCAAACAATACTTACGCTTTAAGATCAAGTGACAAGTTTATTGATGACAAGCCCGAAAATCAAAGACAAATATTTGAATTTTGGAGGAACAATGGCGCGGCCAAGAAGGACAGTCTTAAATCTGGAGAAGGTGGTGAATGTTTGCTATTTTGGGCAAGCGGAAGAACCATAACAGATTTGCCTGACGAGGAACGCATAAACTTTGCAACCTACAATGGATTTAGCGATCATTACAAGGTTGAACATTCTATTAACAGACCTTGGAATTGGGCAGCGTTGGCGTCCAACAAGGATATATACTTTATATGTGGATTGCCAACAACCGAGCAACTACCTACATTGTCATTGACTAATAAAACAAAAACTACATATAACATTGCGGCAGAGATAAGTGCTAATGACACTCTTGAGTACAGTAATTTCAAAAATGGCGCACATGATCTAACGGTTAATCCTGGCGTATTTGATTCAAAATACGACGCTCCATATGGACATTATTCTGCTTACAGAACGACTTGGAAAGATGACGTTGGTTATATGGTAAGAACTGTTGGGTTGGGAGAACACTTCGCATTTCAGAATTTCTACAAGACAGAAGGTACGCTAGGACTGCCGTTCAGGAATATCGTCAAACTTCCAGATATGCCTGGAGAGGGAAATAAAGAAGGTTCTTTAATTGGTTTGAATAATGGAATTTATTTCTTTAATAACCACGGTGGCTCTTATTGTTTTAATACGACAACTGGCACTTGGGAACTGGTTAATTCCCACAATAAAATAGCAAGGAGTGATTTAAATAGTTTGTTAGCTGCATCTGATTTGGAGTCAAAGGCATATATAAGCATTGAGGATACAGCGTTCTTCAAGTTTAATGAACTAGATATGTCCTATGTCACTTTCAGTCAAAGTCCTATAAATAAACAGTGGTTAATGACAATTTTTTAATATATAGTATAAAGGAGTAGAAGTGCCGCGAGGGATACCGAAACCAGTATATCCAATTGCTCTCGATTCAGATTACACGCTGTTCAACGTAAAAAACAGTACGCAGGCCACTTTGTCCAAAGATTTAGAAAGACTAGACGATTTACTCAACATTGTTCCCCAAGATGCTAATTCAGTAGAAATATGGCCTGAAAACGGTTTCGTAACCATCGCTGACGAGCTAATTTATTATGATGCAGTGAACTTTGATGAAAATAGAAAAATAAATCAGTTAAAAGATTGTATCCGTGGAGTCGAGGGTGAACCACAATCATATTATGAAGGTACAGCAATATACTCAAATGTGGTGGCACAGACCCACAACCAATTAGTAGATGCTGTTATAGCAATTGAAGAGGCAATTGGTGATATTAGTGATGTATTAAAGGTAGGACCACAACTTAAAACTCAACAAAGTGTAAGAAAAAACTTATTGCCCCCACAAATTCAAAAAATGAATGCGTTGGCAGTTAGTCCAGACGCCTTACATGCAGCCCCACTAACTTCATCAATTTCTTCAATGGTAGGATGCTGCCCACAGGTGGGCGATGACGCCTGCCCCGATGTTGAATTTGAATTCAATAACACAGGTGGTTTAGCCGAATATTGCATACGAATTTTTGGCAACTATCTTTCTTTTGAACTTGATTTTGGCGACGGCTTCAAAGAAAACACTCAGCTATCTGGAGTTCATCAATACATAAGTGCTGGCCCTTACAATCCTACTGTAATGGTTGAAGGAGCAACTTGCTGTATAGTACAAAGTCCAACACCACCAAATGAATTCTGCTGCGGTATTAATCTACCAAATCCTTCTGTGCCATTTGTGGTTCATATTCCTGACATACCAGCTTTTCCAGAGTTTATAGCTCCAAAACAAATATGCCCTGGACCGTTACTGAACTTGCCACCTATTTTATTGCCAGAAGTAAACTTATGTCCTTCACAGATATCAATGTCACAAATATCTTGTTGTGTGTCTGTAATTGAAGCGTGTAAAACACCACAGGTTATACAAATAGTTAGTCCATGCAAAATTAGCGTAATATCATTAGAAGGATGCCATTTGCCTAGCGTTATATCGCTGATTGGCTGTTGTATGCCAAGCATCGTGTCCTTCGACGTAGTTATAGATTTGAGTATCGAGCCTGTATGCTTCTGTGAACCACCAAGCTTCGCCCCTATTAGCTTCGAGCCTGTATGCTTCTGTGAACCACCAAGGTTTGATGTGATTAGCTTCGCACCATTCCCAAGCTTTGACAGAATATCCTTCGACGTAGTTATAGATTTGAGTATCGAGCCTGTATGCTT